AAAGGGCTCAACGTCTCGCTGCTATATTTTTAAACTTAAATAGATCAAATGAGGTTATTAATATCACTTGCAAAATGATGGCAATAGAGATAACCCCAAATGATATGGTTTATGTTGATTTACCAAGATTTAGTTATTCAAGTAGGCCTTACAGAGTTATTAATGTAGAAAGAATTGAAAGTGGACTATTTAATATAACATTAAAATATGAGCCAAGTACATTATATGATTTTAATTCAGATGATTACTCAATCCCTGACATCGGATCAAACTTACAATTACCTGATAAGCAAAAAGTTTGGCCACCTTCAAACTTACAGATAACAGAGGAGAATTATGTTACAAATAATGGGGCGAGCGTAAAGACAAGGGCGATTATTAGTTTTGCCCCATCACCAAGCGCATTTACAAGATCATATCAATTAGAGTATAAGCAAATTAATGAACCTGAATTCATAATATTAGGTAGAACACAATCTAACTCATTTGAAATTAATGATATAAAGGCGGAAACTTATTTATTTCGAGTTAAGGCGATATCAGAAACAAATTCATATAGTAATTTTGTTGAGAAAGCACAAGAAATTTATGGATTAAATGCAGTGCCTTCTAATATCTCTAATTTTTCATTAAACGCAGTAAATAACAATGCGTATTTAAGTTGGGATTTAGTTAGTGATATTGATGTTCGTTTCGGTGGTTCTATCATATTAAAACATTCTCCTTTGACAACTGGGGCGACATGGTCTAACTCAAATTTATTGATACCTGAAATTAGTGGGAAAGATACTCATGCAATAGCACCTTTGTTGAGCGGAACATATTTAATAAAGGCTAGAGATAGCCAGGGGAATGTATCTGATAGTGCAACAACTATTGTAACAAATAGCCCTACTCTTATTAAAATGAATGTCGTTGAAACTTTAACAGAAAACCCAACTTTTACAGGAACAAAAACAGATATGAACGTAAGCAGCTCTAATTTATCTTTTGATAGTGTGTCTTTATTTGATAGCTTATCTGGTAATTTTGATGACGCAGTTGGCAGTTTTGATGGCGGTGGTGGGTCAGGTTTTGTAACTAGCGGTGAATATGAATTTAGTGATTATATTGATACGGGTGTAATGTCTACATCAAGAATTTATTTATCAATAAAATTTACTATTGATGAACCGGGTAATTACTTTGACGATTATCAAGGTTTGTTTGATGATGCTAGTGGTAAATTTGATGGTGATGATAATGACCCCATAAAAGTAACACCATATATATCAACAACAGATGATGACCCAAGCGGTAGTCCAACTTGGTCTAGTTATAGGAAATTCTTTACTGGTGATTATAATGCCAGAGCATTTAAATTTAAAATAGTTTGCGAATCAGAAAAGAGCAATTTTAATATTTTGATCAGCAATTTAAGTGTAACTGTCGATATGCCGGATGTCGTAGATACTGGCGATTTGACAACTTCTGGTTCTGGTTTGACAACTGTTAATTTTAATAAAACATTCCAGGCGATACCCTCAGTTGGTGGTACCATATTAGATGGAACTACTGCTAGTGATTATCTCGTGATTGAAAACATAACTAAAACAAGCTTTGATATTGGTGTAGAACGTGGGGCTGGTTATTCTGCTAAAAATGTCAGTTGGTTTGCTAAAGGCTATTAAAGAAAGGGTTATTTATGAAATACATTATAGACAATAATAATTTAGATACAGAATTACCAACAATTCCTGAAGTATCCGTTGAATTTGATGAAAGCTTCTTGTTGTGGAAGCTTAAAAAAGGGCAATTAATGGATAACATCCATAAAGAGATGAAGTTTTTAAAAGATATAGACAAAAAAATAAATAATAATGGAATATCGGCTTTTATTAGAGATCATAAGTCTATTAGTGATAATGCTAAACAACAAATATTGTCTATACTAAAAAATGAGATATCAAACTATAATTATAATGATATAAATATTATTATTAATGAATTAAATAATATATTAAATGATAATGAAAAATTTGATTCAGATAAAATAAAGTTTAATAATATAAATAATAAATTTAATAATTTTTTATCTAAGAAAGGCATTCAGTAATGACTCAACACGATTATAACATTGCAAACCAAACATTTCCTAACACAAGAACTGACCTAAATAATGTTTTTAGCGCTATATTGTCTAGTAATTCCGGGTCCTCTGCCCCGTCAACTACTTCACCTTATATGATATGGGCAGATACTTCAAACTCATTATTTAAGTTTAGAAATACAGCTGATTCAGACTGGATATCTTGGTTAACTACCGATGGAAAGCATCTATGTGATGACGGATCAGCAAGTGCGCCTGGTTTATCATTTTCTAGTGATACAAATACAGGTATTTATAGAGCAGGTACAGATAGCTTAGGTATATCTCTGGGTGGGTCTCAAAAAGCTGTATTTGATAGCTCGGGGAATTTTGGAGTTAGTTCGACATCGCCACAAGATCGTCTTGATTTAGGCAATGCATCTGGTGGGTATGGTATTTGTTGGGGAGGTCCAACCGGTACGAACCACTATACTACTGTTTGGTCAGAATATGGTAGCGGAAGTCTGTTTTTAGGGGCTGGCGTTAAAGGGGATAAAACAGCAGGGCAAATTTTAGCATCGTACACGGGTACAATTGGTATAGCTACAATAGAGATGGTTGCTTTTGGGAGTTCTGCGGGTGACATTATTTTTTCAGGGAATTCAGCTTCAGCTAGAACAAAAGACGCAGTTGTAACACCAACTGAAATTATGCGGGTTAATGCCTCGTCTTCTAACGTTGGGATCGGCACTAATTCACCAGTATCAACAGCTATATTAGATGTACAGTCAACTACTAAAGGTATTAGATTTCCGAATATGACAACTACACAAAGAAACGCTATATCAAGCCCATCTTTAGGAATTGTTATATATAATACAACTACAAATAAATTAAACGTTTATACAGGTAGTTGGGAGGCAATAACTAGTGCATAGTAATTTTAATTTTAGTAAAAATTCATTGAAAAACATGGAAGGTGTAGATGATAGATTAGTTAAACTAGCTCATTTAGCGTTAAAATATACTAGAGTTGATTTTGGTATTCCGAATACTGGAGGTCTGCGTGATGAAGATATGCAATATCAACTTTTTTTAAAAGATAAAAGCCAGTGCGACGGCACGATTAAAAAAAGTAAACATCAATACGGAAAAGCATTAGATTTTTTTGCATATAAGGATAAGGTGACGTATGAGCGAATATATATGCTAGAAGTTGCTTTTGCATTTTTAAAAGCGTCAAGGGAATTGGATATAAGAATTGATTGGGGAGGTTTTTGGAATAATTTTGAAGACCTTCCACATATCGAATTAATTGAGGAGTAAGAAAAATGGAATTTTTTGGTATTAATATTATGGAATTTTTAACAAATCCATTAAACGGTGTTGTTGGAGCTAGCGCAGGTATTATTTTTTATCAAATTTATAAGATTGTTTACGCAAAAGCAAAGCCAGATCAATATATTTTAAAATTATATTCCCTGTGCGATGAAGCAATATTAGAAATAGACAATAGATTTATAGATAAATTTTTACCAGTGAAAATTAAGCAAGATTTACAAAAAAAAATAATTATCGTTTTAGAGCAGAGAAAAATAAAAATAGATCAATTAATTGAAAAAATAAGAGATTAATATGGATTTTTTAATTAGTTATGTATCGCAAAACCCAGCTTTAACAACGATAACTTTGTTATTTGCTGTTAGCCATTTTAAATTAAAAAATGAAATTAATAATACAGAAGAAAAACATAAATACGAAATTTCATTAATGAGGGAACAATTTGTTAAAAAAGAGTCTGTCAATAAAATGATTAACAGCTTCAAAAACGCTTTAGATAATCAAACAAAAATGATACATTCTGAATTTTCTAAACTGAGAGAAACTATAAACGAGGTTAATTTAAAAGTTGAGAAGCAGAAAACAAAAATAGAAAATATTGGTAAATGAATTCCGAAGATATCATTAAATTAATTCGATATTTCAATGATACTGTATCTGATATAAAAAATAACCAATCATTATCTAAAAAAAAAGAAGACGTTTTTATTGACTTATTCGCTATTAGATTATCAGATATAGAAGACAGAATAGAAGAGTTATCAATTAAATACTCAGAAAATGAGTATTCTTATATCGAATCTATAAATAAAATGAATGACAACCTAAAACGTTTAGATTTAGACATACAAAACAATAACGAAAATATCAAAAAAATATTAAATGATTTTTTAAATAATTTATAAATATGTTATAGTTTTTATAACTAAATAGTGCTTAGCCTTCACTTAACATTTATCTAAAATACTTCTTAACTTTATATATCAAGCTTTCTTCTCACAAGCTAAGCACTATCAAATATTTTTATTTTTCAATTCATCTTTTATGCTGTCGAATAAACTTATAATTAAAATTAATGGAGTTATTAGAATTAGAATTTCTATTATTTGAATAATCATTTTTACCCCTTGTTTTATTGTTATTTTATATTTACCCTTTATTTTTTATTTTTAAACTATTTTATTATTTCAGCGTTTGGTGCATTTAATTCTTCTAGTTTATTACCTAAACAATAAATTTCTTTAGCATTCGGGGCATTTAACTTTGTTAATTTGTTATTTGCGCAGTAAATTATCTCAGCTTTAGGAGCGTTTAATTCTGTTAAGTTGTTATAAGAAAAATAAATTCTTTCAGCATTAGGAGCGTTTAATTCTGTTAATTTGTTATTTTCACAATTAATTCTTTCAGCTTTAGGAGCATTTAATTCTGTTAAATTGTTACTATAGCAAATAATTCTTTCAGCTTTAGGAGCATTTAATTCTGTTAAATTGTTACTATAGCAAATAATTCTTTCAGCTTTAGGAGCATTTAATTCTGTTAATTTGTTATTGTAACAATAAATTATCTCAGCTTTATGAGCGTTTAATTCTGTTAAGTTGTTGTAACTACAAATAATTTCTTTAGCGTTCTGTGCATTTAATTCTGTTAATTTGTTATTGTAACAATCAATTATTTTAGCATTAGGAGCGTTTAATTCTGTTAAGTTGTTGTCACTACAATAAATTTCTTTAGCTTTAGGAGCGTTTAATTTTTTTATTTTTTTATTTAAAATAGAATCTAATATTAATGCCCCATCATCAAAAATAGTTAATGTATCTTTTTCTATAATATAGTTATGTTGACTTAATTCTTTCATTTTATTTTCCTCCTTGTTTTTATTATATATAATTTAACATAAAATCAATTCATTGTAAACCACTTAAACATATCC